ATGTCTCTTGCTTTCGCTTTCGTAGCTTCAGCAGATTGCAATCCTGTAAATGATGAAGTAAAGTTATCTATCTGACTATTGATATTGCCTACTGCGCCATCAACGAAACCTTTGATACTATTTGCACCAGCATTAACTCTACCTTTTAATACTTGACTTATTTTACTTGTAAACGCCATATATAAATATCCTTATGAGTTGTACTAATATTTATACAGGAAACCTAGATAATGCCAACAGCAAGTTATAAAGGCCGTTTCACACCACAGAATAAGGACAAGTATTTAGGCAATACAAAACGCATTGTCTATCGTTCTAATTGGGAAAGAAGATTTATGGTATACTGCGATAATAACGACAGCATTACTCATTGGGGTAGTGAAGAAGTCGTTGTAAGATATCGTAATCCCATTGATAAGAAATTACACAATTACTTTCCTGACTTCTTTGTTGTCACCGAGAAAGGCAAATATCTCATTGAGATAAAACCAAAAGCCTTCACAATCAAACCTAAACCTAGGTCTCGTAAGACTAGAGCGTATCTCAATGAGAGTATGGCATATATTAAAAATAAAGCCAAATGGGGTGCCGCTAAGCGTTTTTGTGATTTACAAGGTTGGAAATTTAAAATTCTAACCGAAGACGATTTAGGTAAATATTAAGCAAATTTAGATATATTCTCGTACACACTTCCTTTTTCAGGATTGTCACCATTACCTTGCGTAATCATACCTGTACTACCTACATTTTGCGTATTCGTTTGTGGATTATTTTGTTGTACGGTTATGATATTAGTATTACCACCTGCCATAGAACCATCTTGTAATACTTTCTTATCGTCTGTCGCAAACTTATTCTTTGTTGCGTCTATACTATTTTCGTTTTGTTGTTCTTTTATTTTATCACTTGTTGCATTTTGTATATTAGCACCATCATCTTGTTTAGGTGCTACTGAACCTGTATCACTAGATAATGCAACAGGTTCCATACCAAAGAGTTTACCTATCTTACTATTTGCAAGTGCATTGTACATACCTTTAAATATATCTGCAATGTAATCACCAACTTTACCAAATGCACCTTTGATACTAGACCATATTCTATCACCGAAAGAGGCGATACTATCTACTAGTGCGTCCCACTTCTCTTTTAGTGCGTCTTTGATACCACCAATATATGCTGTAAAAGCATCCCACTTCTCTTTTAACATTTTAGGTAAGTTCTTAAAGTAGTCTATTAACATACCACCATACTTGGTAACACCATCTTTGATTGCTTGAAACTTAAACATAATAACCGTTAGTGCTACAACAACTGCAAGTATGATTAATATGATAGGTAGAAATGATAGTGTTGTTGCAAGAACAGACGCACCAAACAACTTCAATGATTTGATAGGTGTTAATAATGCTTTACCGAAAGACATAAATGTCTTACCTATACCAGCAGCAAGATTGCCTATCTCTACAAATGGTGATTTGATACTATCAACAATACCTTCTAACTGCATACCTATACCAGACATCATAGGGTTTAGGTCTTGTTGACCACCTGCACCTCTAACACCTGATTGGTCAGTTTGTAGTTCTTGTTGTTTCTTTAAGTTCTCTTCTTTTTTCTCTTCAAGTGCTTTTGACTTTTCTGCAAGTCTAACACTCTCTTTTATTCGTTCTTTTTCGTTTGATATTTTAGATAATTGTTTTACTTCTTTTTGTATTGTTCTCTCTTCTTTAAGTAGTTTGTCTTGTTCTTTTGCTAAAACTTTTTGTTCTTTGACAACTTCTTTTTGAGTAAGTATGATAGGTTTAAACTCTTGTCCTACCTGTTGTACTCTAGCACTAATACCTTGTTTTCTTAATGTCTCTACTTCTGCCTCTGCTTTGACTTTAGTATCTTCTCTAAATCTCATTGCAGCCTGTAAAGATTTAAGACCAGCAGGTATATCTTTTGTACTATTAAACTGACCAGTTAAGTCATCTACACTCACACCTAGTTTTCTCATCTGTGCTTGTAAATCGTCAATCGCTTTATTCTGTTTCTTTAGACCACCTTTTTGAAAGTCGTCTATCGTTTTTGCGATTGTCTGATTTAATTGTGGTGCTACAGCAGTCTTAATGCCGTCTACTAGTGCAAAAGATTTCTTACCTACAACTTCAATAATTTTATTGAGTTGCTCAACCGTTGTGTTTTGTAGTGCTACAGAAGCCATTTATGTGTTCCTATTTCTTTTGAATTTTAGATGATTTACCGTTCACATATAATCCAAACCAAGCTGCACCAGCACCAACAACTACACTAACAAAACCTGCTTGTGCATTGTTTGGAGCGTCAAGTGCCATAAACCAAGTCATAGTTTCATAGAATACTAGACCATATAATACCATCATTAATCTCGGTACCGTTCTCCAGTTTGATAAGAATTGTGGTAGTTCTTCTTTTAGAAACCACCATATCCACTTAATCTTATCTACTGCGGACTTCTTTTGTTCTTCAAACATATCTCTCTCCTAATTTAATATTAATTTCTTAATCGTAAGTGTGCCGTCTATGTTCTCTTCCAGTTCTGCCTCACTTCTAATACATTTATATTGAATAGAACCTTTTTCTTTTAAGGTCCTCTCGGCTACTCTCTTGCCTTTTAGGCATTCCGACATAGATGGTTGTATTCGGTGTTCCTTAATCTCGTGGTTAACGAACATCAATAGTGCTACTACCGTCTCTATCATAACTCTCCCTAGTTATTTCCGTTTGTGTACTTATGCTCTCTATCAGCATCCTTTAATTTCTCAATATCGTCATTTGCTTTTGACATCTGTTTCTGCAAAAATTCAATATTAATTCTATTGTTTTTCATATCCTCTAAATGTTTCTCAATCTTCTCAACTGACTTATATAAATCCTCTATCAACATAAATTGCTCACTATCAGCAGGAAGACTACCCATTTCGCCTCGTGGCCATTTAATTCTAAATTCTGTATTCTTCTCTAAATCTTGCAACAACATTTCTGTTGCCTGTTCTAAATCTTTTTCTGCTAGTTGTGCTTTTGTCTCTAATGAGGTTAATCTTTCCAAGACACCAAAGTATGCCCACACGCCGACACAAACAGCTGCTATAATAGCAAGTAAATTTTTCATCGGCATAGACACAGCAGTTGCGTCTGATATATCTAATCGTTTCATAAACTCCTTATATCATATTTTTGGGCACACTAGAACCAGCTTTACCTGCGTTCTCTCTTCGTGCCTTTTCTTTTTCTTCTTTTATATGTTTCACTAACAAGCCCACATATACATCCCGTTCCCACGGAAGCATATTCTCTAACTCACTCAACGAATATTTATGATGTTGAATAAGTGCAAAATTAGTTTCGTAATAGGCCTCTAGGGATTCGTGGGCGAGGCAGATACGAAAAAATCTTGTAGTCCTGTAAAGGTAACTTCGGACTCCTTCTTCGTTTTGGGATTAACAACCTTTAATGTGTGTCTCAACCTAGGCATTTCATCAAAAAACTTTCTGATTAATGCAAACTGGTCAGTATTCAAGTTATTGAAAAAGTCTGTTAGTTCAGCCTTTGATGTATCTTTCGCTGGGTAAATCTTGTCTCCCTCATAGATATGGTCAATACAACTTATCATCATATCAAACACTTTATCAGCGCTCATATCCTTATCTATGCCCATTGGGACAGATTTTAGCGTAGGATACTTCATTACTAATCCTAACTTTCTTTCTTCATCTAACACAACATTATTAGTATGTTTATCATCTACCTGGACCTCTACCGTAGTTAGGTCTACCTCAACTGGTATAAGTGTAATCTTATCTTCTGGACAGATTACTTGAAATTTACCAACTTCACCAACACTCTTCGCTCTTATGTTTAAGAACAAATACTCTACATCAAATAGAGGTAAATCTTCTGCTTTTAATTTACCCATTGTACAGGCATTGACTAGGTCAATCGTAGCGTTCTTCATCGCTTCGTCTTCACCTGTTTCTAATGCCATCATTAATAGTTTTTCTTCTTTAACTAGAAATGGTCTGTATTTGACTTGTTGGTCTACTGAAGGTAATGTCAACTCATATGTTGGGACTTCAATCTTCGGTAATGCCATAATGTTTCATCTCCTAATAATTTTTATATATTTAGTGGTGGAAACTTAAATGGAGGCATAACTCTTCCACCAGTAATCTTGCCGATTGGAAAGCTTCGTTTCAAATCTTCAAGCACGCCTCTACCTGCTCTTCTCAATTCAGGTGGTAACTTATTAAGTATACCGCCAAGGAAACCTGGGTCGCCTTGTTTAATAACTGGTTGAGCAAATTCTGATTGACCAATATGAAATTTATTCTGTTGGTCTAGTGCAAAGTTTAACCAATACCTATATGTAAAGGTAACTTCAAATGTCTGTACTTCACTTGTCTCGGCTGCATATGATAGTTCACCTACTTTTGTAGGATATGCTTCCCATAGTCTTACGCCATATGTTGCTTCGTCTCTCTCTTGTACTGCTGGTGTTGAACCTAATTGTAAAATGTTTATAGGTGCAACATACTCATCATAATAACTAAAATTGTGTGTCATATTACTAAAACTAGT